GATCAGGACTTCGTGTCCTCGGTCGCGAGCCTGACGATGCACGAGATCCGGGCCTCCGTCGCGATCAGCCGCTCGCTGATCGAGGACAGCCCGCTCGACATCGCGGGCCTCGTGGCCGAGCGGTTCTCGCTCGCCTACGCCCAGCGGTTCGACGCCCTCTGGCTCGCGGGCCAGGCCTCGAACCCGACCGTGACCGGCCTCGCCGGTGCGGTCGCGGCCGGGAACACCATCACCGTCGCGGCCAACGCCGCGACGACCCTCGCGAACCTCGCCGACGTGGTCGGCAAGGTCGACGAGACCGTGATGGGGACCAGCTCGTGGGTCTGCTCGCGGGCCGGCTACGTCGACCTCATGAAGATCTGGAGCTCGCAGCAGACGACCCTCACGGTCGGCGGCGGCCGCGTGGTTCCCACGGTGTTCGGTGCCCCGGTCTACATCGTGAAGGGCCTCCCCGCCACCACGCTGGCCCTGTACGGCGACTACGCGATGTCGACCGCGGTCGGGCTGAAGGACACCGGCCTCGAGATCGAGGCGGGCCGCGAAGTTCTCATGCGGAACCGTCAGGTCCTGTACGTCGCGAACACCCGGTTCGGCGTGGCCAACCACGCCCCCGAGTTCGTCGCCCGGCTCGCGAAGGCCGCCTCCTGATCGGTCGGATCGTGATTCTTCAGGGGCCGGGGCTGGCAGGGATGCCGGCCCCGGCCTTCTGTCCATCCGGAGGGAACGATGGCGAAGCCCGACACGATCCGCGTTCTCCAGTGGCCCTCCGTCGAGCCGGTCTCGCTGACCGACGCGAAGGCCCAGTGCGGCATGCTCGCGGACGTGACGGAGTTCGACCGGTTCCTTCTCGACAAGATCGCCGCGGCCCGCCGGCTCGTCGAAAGCCGGCTCTCCGTGACGCTCGTCGCGACCCAGTACCGCGCGACCTGGCAGGCCGGCGGTAGCGTGCTGCACCTGCCGGCCCCGCCCGTCCTGATCTCGGCGACCTACCCGATCTCCGTGACGGTCGCCGGCGTGGCCCTGGCGGCCGCCGACTACGAGGTCGACCAGGACGCGTTCCCGGCCACGCTGACGCTCGACACGGCCACGAACGAGAAGGTCGTCGTCACCTACTGGGCCGGGGCGGCCCCGGGCTCGCAGATCGAGCCCATGATCCGCTCGGCGATCCTGGCGTTCGTGAACCACCAGTTCGAGAACCGCGGCGTCCTAAACACCGAGGGCGGCGGCGAGTTGCCCCACGCGTTCGAGGCCCTGCTCGCGGCCTCCTCGTGGAACGGGGGCTGGTGATGCGACCGGCCGGACGCTACCGCGAGGTCTTCGTCCTGGAGCGGCCCGTCCGCTCGCGGAACGTGGCCGGCGGCACGGTCGAGACCTGGGAGACCGTCGCGACGATCCTCGGCTCCTACGAGGCCACGACCTACTCCGAGCAGGCCCGCCGCGGCCAGGTCGGCGGCGGCATCACGGCGACGGTCTACACGCGGTACAGGGACGATGTCGCCGGCGACATGCGGCTCCGGTGGCCGAGCCGCGGCGACCGGCTTCTCTACGTCTCCGCGGTCGTCGAGGCCCCGGGCGGCGACGACCTCGAGCTGACGGTCGAGGAGCAGCGGACATGATCGACATGATCTCGCTCTCGTGGAACTCGTCGTTCGAGCCTAACTCTTACGACGCGAACGCCCACATCGGCGCGCTGATGCAGGAGTTCCGCACGCTGCCGCGGCACATCGCGAGGAAGCACCTGAAGGCCGCGATGCGGCGAGTGCTGCGGCCGGCCGTTCCGATCCTGCGAAAGAACACGCCGCCGCTCGACACGCGACGCGGGAGGCGGAAGAAGGGCGAGAAGAAGCGATCGAGCGGGGCGCTGCGGCGATCGGTCACCGTGCGGACCGGGCAGACCGGAACAAACGCCGCGTTCGACGCGTTCATCTACGGCGTCCTTGGGTACAAGGCCGGGCCCGAAAGCCGGAAGGCGATTTGGCTTCAGTTCGGCACGGCCTCTGGCGTGAGGCCCTACGACATGATCGGAAAGACCATGAGGGAGTTCGGGCCGGTCGCGGCCGGGAAGCTCGCGGACGAGATGTCGAAGGCCCTGGAGAAGGCCGCGGCGGAGCGAGCCTCGGGAGCAAACCCGGGCATGTCGAAGCGCGGCATAGCCGCCGGCATCACCCCACGATAGGAAAACCATGCCCACGCCCCATGTATGGCTGAAGGAGTCGATCGAGGCCGCCACGTCTTGCACGGCCTGGCCGGTCGGCATGACCGGCACGCAAAACCCGCCCTTCGTGATCTACGCCCGCGAGGGCACGACCCGCGAGCTGACGCTCGACGACGCCCTCGACGACGAGCCGCTCCCGGCCCTGGTGCCCCCGACGGCCAGGTTCCTCGTGGCGGTCTACGCCGACGACTACGTCTCGGCTTGGGCCCTGGCGAGCCTGATCACGGCGGCGATCGACCGGTTCCGCGGCACGGACCACGGGACGATGATCGATCACTGCCTGGTCCTCGACGAGCGGGACGGCCAGCCCGACTACCTCGAGGGCCGGGAGACCCCGACCTACACGGTCGAGCTCTCGGTCGAGGTCCGCTGGCACGAGTGAGATTCGGCACCCGACCCACCCCATAAAATCGACCGCACCAGCTCACAGGAGGCTCCGCGATGCCCGACCCGACGTTCTCGACTTCGCACGGCACGACGTTCACGTTCAAGACGAACCCGTACAAGTGCATCGACATTTCGCGAGAGCAGTCGGCCCCGTCCCGGGAGCGGGTCGATATGACCACGCTCGACATCGCCCACGGCGGGACGGCCGTGATGGCCCTCGCGCCGATCAAGCCGGCCCGCGATCCGAAGAAGTTCACGATCACCTACCGGACCATGTCGGACTCCGTCGAGATCGTCGAGGGTGACGAGGGCGCGCTCTCCACCACCGGCGGCAGCGGCAACTACCGCGTGACGAGTGCCAGCGTGTCCCGGAAGACCGCGTCCTACGTCGAGGGCTCGGCCACGTTCGAGGAGCTGATCGCGGGCGAGGTGACCGCTGCGGGCCTGACGATCACCTGACGAGGGGTGACGCATGCCCGGTTACATCTCGTCGCATGGCACATCGGGATACCCGACGCGGGTCCTGTTCGGAAACGTCGGCATCGGCTACCTGACGGACCACGATGTCGACGCCCAGGCGGGCCAGCTCTTCGAGAAGACCCACGTCTCGAGTACCGTGGTCGGCACCGGGGCGGATGCCCGCGTACTGAAGCAGTACGACTGCACGTCGATTGAGCCGCCGACGATCTCGCTCCGATTCTGGGGCCCGCCGTCGTTCTCGGTGTTTGATTGCGGGAAAAAGGCCTTGATTGAGTTCGACACGCCCGGAGACTACATCTCGGGCGAGGCGATCCTCGTCTCCTGGAAACACGCCGGCCGAGCCGGGCAGTGGTCCACCGGCGAGGCCGTGTTCCGTCTGACAGGAGTCCTGGAGTGACGCTTACCTTCGACGAACTGCTCGACCTGGCGGCCCGCGACGGGAAGCCGATGGAGATCGAGATCCGGTCTCTCGGGAAAAAAGTCTTCATCCGGAACCCGTCGTCGGCGGATGTCGACGAGTGGCGGCTCTACGCGAACCGGAACCAGGGCACCGGGAAACCCATGGCGGCGAAGGTCGTGCAGATCATGCTGTGCGACCAGTTCGGCGAGCGGCTCGTCCCGCAGACCGACGAGGCCCTCGCGGCGCTCGCGGACGGGAACCCGAAGGTGATCGACGAGATCGCCCTTCGGTGCATGCCCCTCCTGAAAGAGCCGAGCGACGACGACCTGGAGACCGAAAAAAAAGACTGAGGGCGAACCCGTGGGAACTTTTCGCCCACCGGCTCGCCCTGGAACTGGGGATAGCGGATGTCGAAAAGCTGAAGCGCGAGATCCCGCGGAGGCAGATGGTCCGGTGGCTGGCGTTCTATCTGATCGAGCCGTGGGGCCAGCCCTGGCTCCGGGCCGGGAGGATGACGAGCATTATCCGGGCCGGGCTCACCGGGAAGTTTGATCGGCACGACGAGGAGCGGTTCCTGATCACCTATCGCGAAGGCGACGAGCATCGATCGAAAACGCCCCTCACGGACGAGGAGCTCGCGGCGAAGTTGGCAGACCTGCCGGGACTGACACGGAGGAGTAAACCATGGCGGCAATCGGCAAGGTCTCGGCGATCTTCACCGCGAACGCGTCGGGGCTCGTAACCGGGGTCAACCAGGCGTCGGCCGCGATGCGCAAGATGCAGACGAGCGTGTCGTCTCTGGGCGGCGGCATCCGCTCTCTCGTCGCGATCCAGGGGGCCCAGCTCTTCGGCTCGATCGCGAGCTCGGCCACCGGCTACGTCCGGTCCCTGGTCTCCATGGGCCAGGCCCAGGCCGACGTGATCGACAGTCAGTCGAAGCTCGCGGCCCGGCTCGGCATGACCTATGGCGAGTTCGCCGGCCTGTCCCTCGCCGGCGACCTGGCCGGCGTCGGGATGGACTCGATCGCCGCGGCCGCCACCAAGGCCGACGTGGCGTTCATCCGCGCGTCCAACGGCTCGAAAGAGGCCGCGGCCGGGTTTGGGAGCCTCGGCCTCTCCCTCGAGGAGCTCGGCGGCATGTCGAGTGCCGAGCGGTTCCAGGCGATCGCCCAGGCGATCTCGGCCCTGCCGTCGGAGGCCGAGCGGTCCGCCGCCGCGGTCGCCCTGTTCGGCCGGGCCGGGGCCGAGCTGCTCCCGCTCTTCTCGGGCGGGGCCGAGGGCATCGCCCAGGCCGTCGAACAGGCCGACCGGTTCGGTCTCGCCCTGACGACCGCCCAGGGCCAGGACGTGGAGGCAATGAACGACGCGTTCACGCTCGCGGGGAAGGCGATCGAGGGGATCGTCACCCAGGTCGTCGCGTACCTCGCCCCGGCCGTCCAGGCGGTCGCGGACACGTTCACGTCGTTCGTCGGCTCCATCGGCGGGGCTAACATCGGCCAGGCGATCGGGGACGGCATCATCGCGGGGGCGCGGTTCCTCGCCGGCATCGGCGACTGGTTGATCACGAACCTCTCGGGAGTCTGGCAGTACGTCTCCGAGGTCGGCGTCCAATGGGCCTCGGTCGTGGACTTCCTAAATCGCGTCTCGTCGATCGTGGCCGGCGTGTTCTCGGCGGCCCAGGCCCTGTTCCTGGGCATCATCGGCGGCTTCAACGCGGCCGTTCTCGGGCTCGCGAGCATCGCGCAGCAGATCGGCAAGTTCCTCCGGTTCGACACGTCGTCGCTCGACGAGGTCGTGGCCGGGTCCGAAGCCTTCGCCAGCAACATCAACGCCCAGATCGTGGAGTCCGGCGCAGCCTCGGCCGCCGCGTTTCAGAACGCGTTCGCCGAGACCGCGCAGCCCATCGGCCAGGCGGTCGCGGGGCCGCTCACGACCGCCCTGGACGCCGCCGTCGCCCAGGCGGAGGCATCGGCCGCGAGCGTGTCGCAGGCTGGGGCCGGCGCGGCCAGCCGAATCACCGAGGCCGCCGCGGCCGCCGTCGAGCCGCAGGCCCTGAAGGGGGTCGACTCGCGGTCGTCCGAAGGCGTGGCCGAGATGTTCCGGATCATGCGCGGCACCGGCGGCGACGTGCAGGAGCGACAGCTCGGCGTGCTCGAGCGGATCGCCGACGCCGTCGAGGGCCAGGAAGCCGACCCCGCGTTCCCTATGGAGTGACACATGGCCTGGGTTTCATACGACCGCGTGGTCCGCGGGACGAGCGTGTCGGGCAAGTTCGGAGAGTCCATGCGGGCTATCCGAAAGTGGACGATCCGCGTCGACTCACCGCTGACGACCGAGGCCGAGATCATCGGCGGCGTCACCGCGACCATGGGAATAACCTGGGGCTCACCGCACCCTCAGTTCCCCGAGCTGAAGGCCCTGGAGCTCGAGCTCGCGCCCGAGACCGACGACGGCATGCGGTGGCTGTTGACGATCAACTATTACATTCCGCCGCCGAATAAGGTGATGAAGGAAAACGGCATCCCGGAGGATGTCTGGGAGCGGTCCGGCGGCACGACGACAGTCCCGGCGTTCACCGACAACAGCGGGGCCACGATCACGAACGCGGCCGGCGATCCGCTCGAAGGCCTGGAGAAGGAACGCGAGGAGACGAGCTGGACGCTGACGAAGTATTACGAAAGCGAGGCAACGCTCCAGGCCGACATCGTGGCGTATGCCGGAAAGGTGAACTCCGGGACCTGGGCCGGCGGGGCCGCGAAGACCTACAAGGCGTATTTCAAGAGCGCGAGAAAGCAGTCGATATCGAAGCTCGACGGGGACGACGACGCCGGAACGATCGACTTCATCGAAAGCCGGTGGGAGTTCCGCTACGAGCCCGACACCTGGAAGGCGATGCCGTGGGATGTCGGATTCATGGAGCTATACAACGGCCCCGTCTGGCAGAAGCGGGTGATCCTGGGGAACGACGGAAAGCCGGTCAAGCAGCCTGTCGCGCTCAACACAAACGGCACGCAGAAAGATCCCGGCCAGGCCCCGAGCGTGATCAAAGGCGGAGCCGGCGTCGACCTGTACGCCACCGCAAACTGGGCGACGGCCCTCGGGAGCCCGACGATCCTCTGATGGCACGAACCGTAAGACTCACCGAAGACGCAGCGCGTCGCATGGCGGCCGCGACCCGCGCGTACGAGCGCGGGAACCGCGACCAGTCCGCGATCATGTTCCGCCAGGGCGGCGACGACGGCGGCGATCCCGTGCGGCTCGGTAAGACGACGGCCGCGTGGAACAAGGGCACGACCGCGACGATCGAGCTCTTCGAGGAGGGAACGCCGCCGAGCGAAGGGAAGAAGACCCCGGCGGACACGCTCACCAACTGCGTCAACAAGTTTGCGAACGTCGCGACTGGAAAGTGGGTGATCGTCGCCCGCGGCGGGAACGGGTACTGGTACCTGATCGCGGCGGAGTGCTGACATGGTTCTTATGCCGTGCGGGACGTGCTGCGGTTGCTCCGTCTCTGACGGACTTCCGCGATCCGATCCAAAAGACGAGGGGAACTGGGTTCCCAGCGGAACGTGGGCTTCCGGCGTTGCGTGGACGTTTGTCGCAAACCCTGGCGACGACAGCGGAGAAACGTGGTTTTTCTACGGAAGCAGTTCGACCTCCGGCTCGACCTTGACTGCTGACATCAGAAACTGGGGGAATATATGTAACTGGTGGTCCAGCAGGAATGTCAGCCCGTCAACTGGAACGGCAGCGAACCTCGTGAAGAGGGCTACGGGGCTGCCGCCGGCTTCCGCTGTTGTCCACATCTACTCCCCCTTGGATACGTCTCGCGTCGGCCCGCAGACGGTTCGCAGGTGCTACGTCTGGGGCAGCGGAGTGATCGTTTCCGGCGCTGAAGTTACCGCAACTGGAACCGCTCACGACACCGCAGGCGGGACAGTTTTTAACTCCCCTGGCAGCGCTCCTCGTGTTCTCGAAGGCATTATAAACGGCGGCGCACAGTTCAACGGCCCAAACTACATGAACACTCGCGGCACAGTAAACGGCGGCGCTGTCTTTCGCGGCTTTTCATTTCTTGGACTGGATGGTGTCGTCAACGGAGGGGCACGATTCCATGAAGACGCTTCTATCGGGGAGAACAACGCAACGGTGAACGGGGGGGCTGTCTTCAATGATCGCTCAAACTCTGGCAGTGGGGGTTTTAGCGTTGTAAACGACGGTGCAGTTTTCAACGGAACCTCGTCGCACGGAAGTGCGACGGTTTACGGCGGTGCAGTCTTTAACGGCTCATCTTTGAATGGAGGCGTGGTCTACGGCGGAGCCGTGTTCAACAACTCATCCGTTCATGTTTTCCCGGGAGTGGTGTACGGCGGCGCGACGTTCAACGACGCGGCGTGTAGTCGCGTCTACACAGGCGGCAGGACTCCGGCACCTTGCTCGAAAAAGTTCGTGGCTCACCCGACTGACCTTCCGACGTGCAACGGGACCGCGCTCAGCGGGTGCCACGCCTCCGACCCTTTTTGCGGGTGCGGCTAAATGCTCGCCATAGGCGACATAACGGAAGCGATTTTTCGCTTTGCAGGCATAACAAAGGCCCGCGTCGAGGCCATCGCGGGGGCTCCTTGTGGATGCGAAGCAAGAAAGCGCTGGATGAACCGCGTCGGATTTGCATTACAGCGCCCTTTTCTTGTGCTGCTGGACTGCATTTCGCGGCGACGGTCCTCGGCCCCTTTCTCGCAGCGAGCAAAGATCGCGGCCAAACATTTCAAAATGGGTTTCTTGGTTCTCTTTGGGTGATCGGCGATGAACGCGTTCGGCGAGAAATGGCTCGGCCTGCCGGCGGGATCCACGGCCCCGCCTTCCGTTGACCCGCCCACCTGATCGGGTAGCGTCAGTCTACGGCCACGGATCGGCCGCCCGACGGCACGGAGGCGGAATGTCACTCGCGGATCGAGTCGCGGAGCGGGCCAGGGCGAAGCCGGTCCGCCAGACCGGATTCTTCTCCCGGCTCTCGCCCGAGCACCAGGCCGAGCTCCTCGAGGTCCGTCGCCGGTTCCAGGCCGGGGGCCTCGGGTCTGCCTCGGCCCTCGCGGACCTGTTGATCGAAGAGGCGGCCGCCGACGGGATCGAGCTCTGCGGACCCCAGGGGCTACGCGTATGGCTCGCGCGGCGAGATTAGCCGACAGGGTCGCCGGCAAGGCCGCCGCGAAGGCGGCCGGGGGCGACGGCCTGACGATCGAGGAGGTCACCCAGAAGACCGCCGGCGATGCCGTGGAGGCCCGCAGCGTGTCTCGGACGATCCGCACGGTCGAGGATCTCCTCGCCCACATCGAGGCCGACCTGACCCGGTTCGAGGTCGCGGCGTCGGAGGCGACGAAGTGGGAAGGGCTCACCGCGGACCGCGAGACGGGCCAGCCGGTCGTGACCGAGCTCTTCCGCGTCTTCGTCCGGCTCCGCCCGAAGGCCGGGCCGAGCGTGGCCGAGGCGGTCGAGGCGATGATCGTCGCCGCCGGCGACACGATCCGGCGACGTGTTCCAGATTCCAGAATCTGGAAACATGGTCGCGGTTCGCGAACCTCGAACAGGCCCTGGGCCGTGCTGGTCGTGGCCGACACCCATTTCGGCAAGTACGCGTGGGGCCGGTCGACCGGCGAGGCCGACTATGATCTCGACATCGCGGCCCGGCTCGTCCGCGAGGCCTCGGCCGAGCTGCTCGACGCGGCCACCGAGTACGCCCCCGGCCGGATCACCGTCGCCGGCCTGGGCGACCTGTTCCACTACGACACCCCCTCGGGGACGACCACCTCGGGGACGCCGCTCGAGCGGGACGGCCGGCTCCAGAAGATGATCAGCGTCGGCACCGACGCCCTGGTCGGCGTGATCGACAAGGCGGCCGAGGTCGCGCCGGCCGACGTGCTCGTCGTGAACGGGAACCACGACGAGACCCTGACGTGGGCCTTCCACCGGATCGCGGTCGAGCGTTACGCCCGATCGAAGCGGGTGACGGTCGACGCGACCTACACGCCGCGGAAGTACCTGACCCACGGCCGGAACCTGCTGGGCTTCGTCCACGGCCACCGCGCGAAGCGGCGGCTTCCGCAGCTCATGGCCCACGAGGCGGCCGCGGCGTGGGCCGCCAGCCCCTACCGCGAGGTCCATACCGGGCACCTCCACCACCAGGCGGCCGAGTGGCAGCGGCCGATCGAGACGATCGACGGCGTCCTCGTGCGGATCGCCCCGAGCCTGGGGCCGGCAGACGACTGGCACGCGGCGAGTGGATTCGTCGGGGCCCGGCGGGCGATGGAGCTGTTCATCTACGATCCGGCCGGCGGGCTGCGGGCGATGCACGTCGCCGGCCCCCGGCTGGAGCTCGGGAGGCTGGCGTGAGCGAGGACCACCATTTCCTGATCCGCGGCGTCCGCGTCCTGTGGCGCTACGCCCGCCTCCGCGGCCGGGCCGCCGGCTGGTCGATCACGCCCGACGAGAAGCGGCCCGACCTCGAGCGGAAGGTCCTGATCGACTCGCGGCTCCGGTGCCGGGCCCGGCTGGAGACCGAGATCCACGAGGCGATCCACCAGCTTTTCCCGGACCTGGCCGAGGAGACCGTCTCGGGGGCGGGCCGCGACCTCGCGCGGATCCTGTGGTCGCTGGGGTATCGACGGAATGACTGACGCCGACCTTCAGGCCGCCGAGCAGCTCTGCCGCCGGCTCGGCCCGGCCAACTGCTGGACTGGCACGGGCGGGACTTTAGCCTCGTTCGCTCTGGCGATGATCCGAGAACTGAAGGAGCGAGCGATGAAGGAGACGGACAGCGGGACCGTGAAGTTCACGACGGGGGCGGTCAGGTCGAGCGACGCGGAGGCGACGCGCTATGATCTGATCTCACCGATCGGCCTGGAGGCGGTCGCCAGGACGTGTGCCGAGGGCGCGGCGAAGTACTCCGATTACAACTGGGAACGGGGGATGCC